AATGCTGCAACCATACCAATTACAGTTAAGCATAGGGTTCCGCTGACCATGAGCGTTACTGCAAAGGTTAGCCGTGCTTTGATGTTGTCGTTCACTTTTTCCCCGCTTTCTCTATGATCTTTGCGCGTAGCAAAGGACTGTCTGATGTGCCTGCCCACTCTGGCAAGGCGTTCCAAATAATCAAGTAGTCGGCTGAACTGCATACCGATTTATCCAGCCACTCTAGCATGGCTTTGTGGCGTTCTGCCGGATTGTGTGTTGACCAAGCTATGGCATACAAATCTTGCACCGCGCAGCTTGGCTGCTTGGGTGGCTTCCTGACCGGCGGCGGCTGCGCGTTCAGAATCAGCTTGTCCTGGGCGACCGATACCGTGACCAGCGCCAAAAAGAGTATGACGCCGCGCATTAGTCATTTGTCTACTTTGTGATCCAGTTTGTCAAAAATCTTGCCAAGCATTTCTTTGACTTCCCGCATATCGTCTTTGTAGTCCTGACGGGCAACATAAATTGTAGGCAGCTTGGACAAGTCGTTTTTAAGGTCTTGCACTGCTGTCCACAACTCACGCGCAAACCATCCTGCTACACCCATGCAGCCGCCCAGAATGAGATTGATGGTTTGCTGTTCCATTAAATGCCTTCACCCTGCACAATGTAAACAGTGGCCGCTGCCGATGCAAGGCCGCTGAAATACGATGTACGAGCAAAACGCAGAATCTCTACCGCACCAGGCACTAGCACGATGGCCGGACTTGGGTCTCCTGCGAGTGGTGCAACAGCATTTGCCGTAGCCAGCGCAGCAGTCGTTCCAACGCCAAGAAACACTGTGTAGACGCTGTTGTTGATGATTCGGTACTGACCCGTACCTTGTGCGTCTAGCCTGCCGCTAACGAGCGCCTGAACGCCAGTAGGGGCACTAGCTGCCGCAGGGACTACTACGGTCTCGCCAAGGGGTGCAAATGCAATTTGTGAATTAGTAGACATATTAGATTCCTTGTGCAGCTTGTGCAGCTTTGTAAGCCGCGATTACTTCCGGCGTGTGCATAGCAGCACAAATAGCCTTTACTCGGGCATCTTCGGCGCTGTAGTTATCACCTGGAGCAACAACGTGGCGATGGAATGTTCCACTAATCTGTTTGCCATCTTCCATGATGGCGGTCTTAGTGCGAACTTGGATTGAACCATTTTCAATGACTTCAATCAGATCGACGGAGGTAACTTTTTCCAACATATTATTTCCTTGTTTCCAGAGTAGCTGTCCCGCTACACATTAAAGGCTGGTGGGCCGCACCAGTACGGATTAACTTGCGTTGTAAGCAGCGATTGCTTCAGGCGTATGAACAGCCGCGCAAATTGCTCTTGTTCTGTCATTTTCTGCGCTGTAATCATCTCCAGGATAAATAACTCGAGCAGTAGTAGTCCCACCAATTTGTTTTCCGTTTTCCAAAACAACTGTTTTAATTCGCAATTGAACCGTGTTGTTTTCGGTAACTTCAACCATGTCAATGGTAGTTTGTTTTTGAATTGTCATTTGTAATCCTATGTTAAATGATTAGACATTGCGCCAAACATCAATCCTAAAAACTTGTAATGCAGGATCAATTGCACTTGTTGTAACATTTGCGGCCCTTAAAATAACGCCGCCATTATCTGCCAAGACGGTAATAACTAACCCAGATTCCAGCGAAAAAAGAGGGGTTACAAAAGCAGAATCTGTAACTAAAACACCAGTAATTGACACTGCAACATTAGAAGTTGAATTGGCTAAAATGTTTGGGAAATTTACAGTTGCTTGGGTGCTAATACGGCTTAAAGCTGGTGTACCGCCACCTATGTTCCAATACTGAGATGCAATAATATTTGTTCTTAAACCTGAATTAGATATGTCTGTGGTCAGGCCAATCATTGCTGGAGCAATAATAGTTGCATCTTGTGTTTCTACGCTTAAAGAAAAACCAGTACCTGACGTTGCAGCATTTTCTAATCTACTGCCAATATAAGTGATGTATGTTGCAGTTGGGCCAACGCAAACGTGTCCAGTAGTAAACACTTCAATTGCCACACCAATATATTTGTTGTGACTGCAATCAGCATCCCTTGTTCCAGTAGTACAAGCTGCAATCCGACCGCCAAAAACTGTGTTTTCATTTCCAAGTTGATCGTTGTAATACCCAGTACCTATCGTAGTAATGTCGCAAGCGTGATATTCGTTGTAATATGAAGAATAACCAGAACCATGAGTTACTCCAGTATTAAATGTGCTAATAACAATGTTAAACCATTTAAAACCAGTACAGCCACGCATATCCAATGCGATAGAACTGTTTATGGTTGATGGGCCAATAACATAAAAATCGCGTCCTCCACCACCATACACGCGCACGTTTGTACTGCTTGCAGGGGTAACATTTTTACCCGCAAACAAAGCGCCATTAACAGTAGATGTAAGGATACTTCCACGGCCCATGCCCATAACAAAGTTTGAACTGTTTAGTTTTAAACCAATTGCTACTTTAAAATTTCCAACAGGAATAACAACGGCATTTGATGCGTCAAGGGCGGCTTGAATGGCGCTTGAACTGTCAGCAACGCCTGTGGGGTCTGCGCCATAATCCAAAATGTTAGCGGCAGCGCCGCTAATCATTGAGTACGTTGCTTTAGTTAGAGCCATAATTTTCCCTTAAACCTGATAGACAATTGTTAAGTCTAGGTATCCACCAGCAGACCAGCCACCAGTGTCATTTCCAGAGCCTCTTGCACCTGCTCTGAATAAGACAGTTGTTCCGGTACACCAGCAACCGTACACCGTGTTTACCAAAGCATCGTTGTAGCCGAAAGAACCCTGCCCACCATAGTTGTCCTCAGAAATGATGAATGGCAACCCAGTAATTTGTGTTGCACCGACTCCTGGAGCTGAAACTGCACCAATGATAATCTCTAAATGGGCAACAACAACGCGCCCAATTTTTACGTATTTTCCAGATCGTCCCGTGTAAGTTAAGGTCGGGGCTGAAGTTGACTGCGTAGCAGTTGGAGTAAACGTACCCTCTTCATAATCAGCCAGCAACTCGCTGGTCATCGTGCCAGAGCCTGATGATGTAGCAGAAAAGTCAATGCCTTGACCGCTTGCAACAATCAAATTACCTGTGGACAGTGTAACGTTGCCGGAAAGCGTAGGCGCAGCAGACAACACCGTGTTGCCTGTTCCTGTGCTGGTCGTTACACCAGTGCCGCCGTTTACTACTGGCAAGACGCCTGTGATCTGGCTGACGTTTACTAAATTTGTGACTGCTTTTAGCATTTATTTCTCCTTAGATCAGGAACTCAATTATTGATGTGAATGGTGGCGCTTGGCTGAATGTCACATTACCGCCAGCGATGACGTAAGTATTCTGGTTTTGATACACGCCATTAATGTAAATTAGACTAGGCACGAATGAAACTGCAAAGACTGTCTGTGTTCCTGTTCCGGTTGCATTGACAAAAAGATTGCCAGCAGAGCCTGGGAAAGCATTGCCATTGAACGAGGTATAGACCACGCTTCCCTTGCTGTCTAACACCTGAATGCTGTAGTCGCTTCCCGCATAGAAACGCGATGGTGTGCCTTGATAGACTGGGTATCCGTTAAGCGTGCGGATGGGCTGGACTGCTGGAATCGTCAGGGCTGCATCCCAATAAACCGCGATAGGGTTGACCACGGGGTTTAGGTTGACCACGCCAATCCAGATATAACCATTCTCCAACGGCAGGCCATCAGCACCAGCAAAGGCTGGATATGGTGGATTGATCGAGAGTGCGGACATTTATTGATTCTCCTGTTAAGGTGCTTTACGCTTGAGCAACTCTTCCATTGCTTTAACTGCGTTCTCTTTATTGATGCCACGCAATTCCTCTGCCTTTTCAGCAAGCAATTCTACTGCCCGTCTTGCTGCGCCGCCCCTTGCAATGTCAACACCAGTCTGCATAGCTTCAGCCACTTGGCCTTTTAGCGAGGTCTGTGCTGCTGCGCCAAACATTCTGTCAAGCTCATTTACAAAGATAAGTTGATTCACAATGTCATCGTCCAGCCTCATACCGTACTTTACAGACGATTGATTGGCCTGGTCAAGTGCATCAATTAGGTTTGCTCGTGTGCCGTAGTTGCTGGTCAGCTTACGCATTGCTACGCCCAGGGCTTTGTTAGCGTTTGCCGAATCAAAGTCAATATTCGTCCCCGCTGCTTTCTGCAAGTCATCCAGCGCCGTGATGGTGTCTGAATACTTTGCGTTGGCAGCTTTGTACTCAGGAAAGTTATCACCCAGAGTTGCATTCAGATTCCGGCGCAATGTTTTAAGCGTTCGCTCGGCTTGTGCTGTCAATGGGTTTGCAAGACTTCTTTTGCCAAAATCTACCTGTGTGTCGATAAACCGCTTGGCTGTATGGATGCCATAAGCATCAGGCGCTTTAACCGTACTCAAACGCTCTAGAACCATGTTTAAGACACGTTGGGCCTGTCGGTCTCCCTGTATATCAGAACCTTGCAAATTAGCCTTGGCGACCCCGTTTGCGTCCAGTTCAACCTTAACGCCTAAAGTACCCAAGTCATCAATAAAAGTGTTTATCGCTGGGTCAAAATCAACTCTTTGCCCACGCAGTTGATCGTTTGCAATTCTGTTTATATCAGCACCAGCTTGTTTGTTGGCACTCGACAAAAACTGAATTCTTGATTCGACGGTATCGCCCAAAATATCAGCAGCACGATTTAAAGAACGGAACTTCTCGCTCTTTTCGCCCATCTTAAAAATGTTGAGCATCTTGGTCATTGCCTGACGGTCTTTGTCAGATGCAGCCTTAATGCTGGCAATGGTTCCGTCTTTCCATCCTTGCTTGATGGCCGACAATGCTTCGTTGTCTGGGACTACCTGAGTTCCCGATAAACGAAACTTTACGGTGTCTACTGAATCAGGGACTTGGGCAAGCTGCTGCTTAATGATCTGCTGATTTTCAGGCGCTATCTTTTCACCCACGGTAGCTTTGATGCTTTGCAAAGATTCCTGAAATGTTGGCGCAGGAGGTGGCGTATAGCCGAGTCGTAATTGTTCAACCGTTGCCGGTGTAACTTGTTCTCTGATGCCAGCACCCGCTGGTGCAATTTGTTTTGCTATTTGCCCCGTTACCGTTTTTGCCATTGATGGTATAGACGGGGCAACAGCACCGACCACGGTTGCACCAATCTGCCCCAGTGGGCCAGCGCCTGCCTCTTTAGCAACACCGCCAGCCGCTGCACCAGTTGCGCCTGTGAGTGTTTGCAAGCCTGGTGTGGTTGCCATAATTTGACCAACGCCACGGGCTATTGGCCCTGCTGCGGCAGCTTCTACGGCCTTACCTAAAGCAACACCGCCAGCCCCGCCACTTGCACCGGCGGCAGTAGTTTGCATGATGCGCTCTGCGGCTGTGCGAGGTTGCGCTACACCAACACGGGTAAGCAAATCCTCCATTGCATCGGTTGGCATTGTGTATTTTGTGCCGAATAGACTATTGACTGAGCCAACAATCGGGTCGCCAATTAAGCCAGCAAGCGTAGCAGCACCAGCCCCAGCAATTGCGCCTGGGATTGCGCCAACACCACCTATTAAAGCACCAGCAGCACCGCCAGCAAGCGCACCAGCCGCAGGCAAGGCCAAGCCCCTTGTAACCGCACCAGCAAGGCCAGTGGCGGTTGTGGATGGCTCTGAAACAGTACCACCTAATTGAGTTGCAAGGGTTGCAAGGTCTATAGCGGGTTCTGCTGCTTGGGTTGCTTGGCCTGTTGGAGTTAGCCAAGCATTTAACTTTTCATCATAGTAAGAGCCTTGAGGTTTAGAATCAACAAGGCTAGATGCTAATAATTGGTAGCCTGCTGGTGGTGTAACGGTGTTTGCGTTAAAACTTTCGGCATAAATAGGCGCACCAACTACCTCAACCCTAAATGGTTGATCTGTTGCAACCGACCCGCCTAATTGCTTTGCAAGTGCTTCAAGTTCTGTTGCCATCATCAAGTCCCTGCGGCTCTTCGGTAAGCATCAGAATTTCTAAAAGCATCAGCAGCCGCTTTTGTTGGGAAATTGTATGTAGTGCCGCCTACCGTTACGTTCAATTCTCGTGCTGGCACATCACTTGGCATTGCTGGCAAGCCTGAACGTGCTGTAATCGTGACTCTTGCCTTTTCCAGCAATCGCACCGCCTCATCTACATTTGCCAATAAACGATCTGGTGATTGTTTAAGAGATAAATTCTGCAAAGATGCTTGCAATTTATCGCCTTCTTTTTCAGTCAAATTACCAGTTCCCTTAATTTTTGGAATCTGTGCAAGAAAAGCCTGTGAGCCAAGCGTTTCGACCAATGCTTCAAAGTCGGCAACTCCTTGATTGGTCGTTGGTAATCTTGATGCTATCGGGCCAGTTGCGGCATTGATAATATCTTTTGGTGTTTGCTTAATTCTTGTTGCAGTGTTGATAAAGTTGTCAATGTCTGCTGACTGATTAGCAAGAGTTGCTCTTTGATCTCTATCAGCCGCATCACGCTTTTCTTTTGCATCATCAATTTTTTGTCGTAATTCACCCTGCCTGATTATGTTTGTCTCTCTAGATATTTGTGCATTCAATGCGGCAATACGGGCATTCTCTTTATTGATAATGATATCTTCTTTAGTTTTAAGAATGTCAACAGCTTTCTTTTGCGCTTCTAAAACAGCATTAGCCCTAGCAAACTCTGCATCAACTTCGGCTTTTCGGGCTTGCGCAGCTTTTAAATCTGCGTCAGCTTTTGCCATAGCTGGTGCATTTGTAGCGGTGGCCTGTGCTGCAATAGCATTTGCAACGGCTTCGTCTGCTTTTGCAACTTGCTCCCGCAATTCAGATGGTGCTTTTGCCTCTGCTCTAATTGTTGTAAGTGCTTTATCTGCTGCCTCAAGATACCCTAGTCCACCAGGTAATTTAGCCATGTAAAGACCAACGGTTGTTTGCGCCATTGTTGGGTTAAGCTCAATTGCTTTTGCAGAGGCTTCTGCTGCCTTGGCTTCTTGTTCACGACCACTATTGCGAAAAGCTGCGGCTTGGTCAGTCAGCATTTGCATTGCAATATCAGGTTGTCCTGACTTAATGGCAGAATAAACTTCCGCGCCCATTCGTAAATCAGTTTCTTGTTGCGCTTTGGTTTTTCGTTCAAAACCTCCAGTAACAATTGCTGCTTGATCTTTTGGCAAGAATGCAACTACACGCTCATAGTCTGCACTTGTTGCATTTGGATTTTTAAATAGATCGGCAAGTTCTGTCTGCCGTTGTTGCGCTTGCTGTGCTGCTTGAATCTCAAGGTCACGCTTTTTCTGTTGCGCTTGTATTTCTGCTCCAGCAGCGCCAATCTTAAAGCCGCCAAGTGCCGCCTCAAACGGGCTTTGCACATCAACTGAATAATTTATTGGGCCTTGGAATGGGTTAATGGTTGCCATGTTTTATCCAATCAAAAGCCAAAGCCTGGAGTTCTTCTTGCGCCGTATTGAGCACCGATAAACTGTGCAGGGAGGTTAAACAGTTGACCATAGGCTTTAGCCTCACCAAGTATTCCACCAGCCGTAGCTGCGCCTTGAGAGGCAAGCAGATTTGATACGTTAGTGCCTGTTGTCATTCCTGCCTCGCCAACACCGGCAGCAGAACGTTGGCCTAATTGCGTCATTCCACCCAAACGGCCATATTGCTGCTCAATGAGACTTGACAGTAACTGTGGGCGGAACTGGGCTAATGCGCCTTGAATATTGCCACCACGCAGGCCACCAGTGGCCGATGCACGCTGTAGTAATGCTTCCTCGCCTTGTCCTGCAAGTGCTTGGAATGTTTCACCACCACTGATACGCGCAATAGCTGCACGCTCTGCCTCTGGCCCTCGTAGGCCAAGGAATGCTTGCTGTGCTTCTAATGCTGGAACACCGGCCTCCGTATAAGGCTTGAGCAAGGCTTGCATGGCATCAAACTGCCTGCGCTGTTCATCAATGCCAGCTTGCGCGGCTGCACCTTGCGTTTCGGCTGCACTGCCTGCTGCTTTGGCTTGCATTGAACTGCCTATAAGTTGGCTTCCACCAACGACTAGGGCTGTGATTGGATCAGGCATTGCCAAACTCCTTCATGTAATCTTCAAATTTCTCGCCATATAACTCCATGACCAAGTGAGCATTTTTTGCAGCGAAGCCTGGCCCATGCGTGAGCGATACGGCCATTAAAATCAGGTCGTAATAGCCTGCACGCCAAACAAATGACCTAGCATCGGCTTGGCCTGTGCGCTCTGCCTGGTCTGAGGCTTGCCATTTCATGATTGCCGTTGCCAGCAAAGGCACAAGGTGGTGGCTATTGGTTATAAAGAACTGGTTTTGGTGGATGCCTACCAGTGTGTTCCAGATGGTCGCATTCAGGTCTTTGCGCTCTACCGTATCGCCATCGGCAATATCGTCAAACACCTGAATGGCATCGTAAACCATGACGAGCCATTCCACGACTGGCGCAGGCAGCATAAAAACCCTTTGCAGGTTTTCTTTGAGCCAATCAGTCATGCACAACTCCTTAATGGGGAAGGCCGCTGGATGCCGTAACTCAGCGGATTGATTTTCGCACATTTTGGCATTTCGTCAATCCATCTCAGATTCGCGCTCTTCCCACGCCTGACAAACCCGCATATCGTTGCAGATAAAATTCAGTTTTTCGCAATGACCCCTAAAGCCTGCGCCCTTATCGTAGGTTGCCAGCGGGATGCGCTCAATCCGCACTTGGGTCATAAAGCTGTTGTCGTAGTACTCGCAGTTTGAGCAATGCTTGCGCCTAGCGTCCTTTTCATCGCACTGCATAGCCTCGGCCAGCCCCACATAAAACTCCTTGTTTGCGCCTGGCTCATTGGTAGGCACTTCAGGGCCATAGTTCCAATCCTGCACCGCAATGGCGTAATTCTTTTTGTTTTCTGCTGTGGTAATAAAACCCTCATCCATTGGCAGGCCCATGAATCCCTTGGGCATCATCATAAATTTATCCATGCTGTTCTCCTTATGAAATTTCGCGGCCTGATGCGCGGATGGTCAAGGATGTTGCCGCCCCTGCCAGCGTAGATATAAACCCACCAACATCAAGTGCCTGACCCACTAACTCGGGACAAGTGTAGGTCTCATCGGGTACGATGGTTCGCGCATCAATAATCAGGT